TGGGAGCAGGTGCCGTCACTGGAGGGGTGGTGTATGCAGTGGGTTCGGATGCTGTTGCTGATGTCGCAGAAACTGTGACTACTGTAGCTCAGGATATGTTCGTTGGAAAGCCCGACTTTTAAGCTCACATAAAAACAATATGTCCCGCATAGTTCGTGTTGCAGGAAGAATGATTGACCTTTCAGGACTACACGGTATTTGGCTTGGAGCCGACCATTTATGTAACTCCAAAATCACACTGTACTATCCTAAAGGTCCTACACAGACGATTGAATACAAGTGTGGTGAGCACTTACAAGCCGACAAGGATAAGAACACTCTAGAGGAAGCTAAGAAGCAATTTGACTTAATCCCACTGGATTCTCACGTGGGGGCTAAACCAGTTCTTACGAATCACACAACCGGGGAACGTTCTGTGTAATCCTGCTATAGCAACTTTGGGCTTCACTGATGGCGGAATTTCTACCATGACATGTGTTTCTCCGTGGTTAGCTGCGGACTTAACCTCAAGAACAGCAACATCAAGAAAAATCTCAAGGGCGTTTTTGTACCTTGATATTTCTCTTAGTTCCTCGGCCGTAGGCATTATTTCTTACTGTAAGTGTAATCGTAAATGAGCTGTCAATACGCTACTGCTCTTGGTGAACGAGGGAAGGGAGTTCATTCAGCGAGAATCTTTGGACTCGCGATGAATGACATTTTGATGACAATTGCAGCAGCGTTGATTACTGCATATGTCTTTAAGATTACATGGTGGAAATCACTGATCGCCTGGTTTGTCGCAGGTGAGATTCTTCATGTTCTTTTTTGCGTGGATACGGCCTTTTTAGATTATGTCTCAATGACCAAGGAATCTCCAAGCTGAGCGGCAGAAGGAGTGGCCTTATAATGCGTCATTCGCATCAGCTCCTTGCGAGGAACAGCTCCCGTACAGTATCGCACAATCGCCTTGTACAGGTCAAATCCGTGGTACCGATCGTGATTATCCCTCTTCTTCCTAAACATCACAGATGTTCCGTCAGGTAAGGTCATCCATTCTTTGAAAATTGCAAAGAGCGGATGGGTATACTCATGGTCGGGTCCCTCGGGGAACAAATCCCAAAACAACGATGTAGCAAATCGCACAAGATCAAACGATGAACTCGGACCGATGTACGGGTGGTGGTGATCCATGAACGGGTCCATGTTGTACTGTCCGCCTGCTTCCTCATCTGCCTGAAACTGATTGCTCATAAATGTCTTACTTTCCTTCATTCCAATCAGCTTCAGTGAGAGAATTGCGCGGTCAAAATCAATGATCTTCATGACATACCCAAACGTAGGAACCTTGTATGCAACACCATTGTGCCTGTAAAAAAGGAATGGCTCAGTCGTTGTAACATACATCACATTGTTTCCGTGCAGATCATTGTGGGTCAGTCCATAGTTTCGCTGGGCATACGCAAGTGCAAACACAAGCTGTGAAACCCATGCAACGTGCTTCTCAGGTTCAGTATGTTCCGTGATCAAATCATAGAACGTTCCCTCGCACTTTTCCATCACAGTCGTGACAACGGGTACATCTGTGAATGTGGCCCATGCAAATGACTCCTCTTCTTCATCTCCTTCTTCCTCTGTATCCGAACATGCACAAGACTCAATCTCAAAGACATCGCTGCTATCAGACGATGCATCCTGCTCAGAGGTCTTCTCAGAGTTCATATCAATCTGCTCCGGTTCATCGTCAAGTGAAGGTGTGCTGATATGGTCAGCATCCACATCCTCAATCTCACCGAGATCAATGTCATCTCCCATCGCAAGAGCCACGCGCTGGCTTCGTGTATGGGTAAACTCCGCGTCAGTATCACCGGTGCGAAGCTTCAACTCAAAGGTCTTACCAATGTTGTCGGCAAACCAGTTCTTCTCAGACAGGTCCTCATAATCATCGGAGATGTCAATGGTGTGCTTTCCGGCAATTCCAACAAAGACGCCGTATACCTTGGGAAAATGCTGGCACCCCGACTCAGAGAGAGCAATCGAGGTCATAGCTCCAACATAGGCTGCAGTATGGGGGCTCTGCAACCTACTCTGCATATCATCTGCCATGTTTGCTGGGCTCGGGACACCAAAAGAACCATAGTCACCGCGCATCGTCTTGAATGGAGACAGAATCATGGTCGTCTTTCGGTGAATTGAAACTTCCCGACCGTTGAGACGTATGGAAGATTCACTGACAACTGACTCCATTGGCGACGAAAGCTTGACTCCATACTCTCGGAGGTTCGAGAGTTGTTCAGTCTTAAAGAGCTTTTCAAGGCTCGGAAAGAACGGCTGCATCTTCTTCATGTTCCACTGGCTACCATCCATCTTTGGCATCCGATGAAGTTTGAGTGGAACCGGCGCACTTCGCAAGTCCTTTCCCATTGTCTTCATCCCTCGGCAATGAATGTTGAAAACTAAACGACACAGTTAACAATGAACTTTCAACTGCGAAAGTTTGACATCAACATGATTAAGGACAGAACCGAGATGGATTCTCGCAAGAGTCCTATGATCATTGTGATCGGGAAAAAGGACACGGGTAAATCGTTCTTGGTTCGCGATATCCTTTTTAACTGTCAATCATCCTTTCCCGTTGGGACTGTCATCTCAGGTACCGAGGTCGCCAACGAGTTCTTTCAGCATATGGTTCCATCCAAATTCATTCATGACAAATATCGCCCCGAGATTATTATGAATGTCATCAAGCGCCAGCTCAATGTGAAGCAGACACGTAACAAGGATAAGGTTTCAAAGGGCGGATCATCATCTATTGACCCCCGTGCCTTCTTGATTCTTGATGACTGCCTGTATGATAACTCATGGATTCAGCAGGAGTCCACTCGTTACGTATTCATGAACGGACGTCACGTTGACTTGACAACCATGATTACTATGCAGTACCCTCTTGGTATCACGCCTAACCTGCGTACCAATGTTGATTTTGTCTTCATTCTTCGTGAGAATATCCTAGGTAATCGTCGTAGGATTTACGAGAATTACGCAGGTATGTTTCCAACGTTTGAAATGTTTTGTTCCTTCATGGACCAGTGCACTGAAAACTATGAGTGTCTTGTCATCTGCAACAACAGTCCTAGCAATAAGCTGGAGGATCAAGTGTTTTGGTACAAGGCATCTGACCATCCTCCGTTCAGGCTCTGTGACCAGTCTCTATGGGCGAACAATACACCGTTCCACTCTGCTATGTTAGCTGCGGACGAGTATAACGCTGCTTCCATGAAAAAGAAGAACACGCCGTCTGTATGGGTCAAGAAAGAGGGAGGGCGAGACTAATTTCGTTTTAACTATCAATGAAGGAGGCGACGTTTATGTTCGTGTATAGCATAGCCCCTGGCGCTGCAATGAATGCTGATGGAACTAAGAAGCTGGTTCCTTACGGAAAGAACACTGCTTCGTTTCCTGAACCGAGTACACTTGCCAATGCTGGATTCACTCCTACGGAGAGAAATCGCAGGGTTACCTTCAAGATTTCATTACCTATAGAGGGAAGTGCAATCAAGGCAGCAGATGTTAAGAAGATTCAGACTGCCCTCAACAAAATGTTGAGCGTTCGTATTACCAGCTACCGTCGTGCCTGGAGCGAGGCACTGAAGGCAAGTTCTAACAGTAACGCAGATCGTGATCGGTTGATGGCTGCTGTTTCTGCAAGGATCCAGCCTGCGATTGCTGCATATGCTGCTTTCAATGCTGCTCCGGCAGCAGCGGATGCCGAGATGGGTGAAATTCCGAATGTTCCTGCACAGGCTGTTCCAGTTGACGAAGTGATTGAGGTGAACGCTGGACCAGCTGCTGTTCCCCCTCCTGTCGCAGCTGCAGTGATCGAAGATTTAGAGTGGGGTGGTGAGGGTGCATTCATAGCCAGCCAAGGACAGGGTGACGAGCTCGCCAATCTGTTCGGGGGACTTCAAGTTGCTGGTGAAGAAGGTGCTCCTGAATTTGGGGGTAAAAAAAAGCGCAAGACACGCAGGCGGAAGATGCGTCGTCACACACGGCGCTTACGTCGATGAGTGCTCCTCTTGTGGCGGCGTTTTTTACCACCCTTTGACCTCTTCATTGTAGAAAGAATATTGGCAGCTTTTGAATCTTGTTTCATATCAACTAGATTCTTAGCTCCAGTCTTGTCCCAGTCCTTTGATGGATCAGGTACCTCCTGGGTTAGAATTCTAGCTACCTCTTTCTCGATTAACTTCTGAGGAATCTCCTTTGGAGTACGAATACGAAGAGACATTGATTACTTGGGAGATTTTACTCGCGCAGTGCTCCCTCTGAAGGGTGAACGGGCTTGGACGCATCCTCAAGCATTTTCTTCTCCTGCTCAGCCTCCAGTGCATTCTGCTTCTTGCGACGCTCGTTCTCCTCCTTCTGCTTCTTGATTGCCTCCTCGCGCTGCTCTGCGAAGAACATCTCCTTGTTGGACTCGTTCTCCTTGTACTTGCGCATCAGCTCGTTCAGCTCCTTCTCGGCATACTCAACCTCGGGCATCAGGTGCTCCGAAGGATCCCACGGCAGCCAGGCACCAACCTTACCGATGTACAGGTTGTCCTTCGGGTAACGACGCTGCAGAACCTTGGCAAACATCTGAGTCTCCTCAACCGTCGCAAACGAACGACGAACCTTGACACCACGGATGTTAGTGCGGAAGTCAACCATGTTGTCGTAACGCTCCTGGAGATCCTTCTCATTCTTGAGGAGGAACACCTGGTACTGCTCGTGGATGTCCGTCTTCTTGATCTCATCTGCACGAACACGGGCAAAATCCTCCGCATCCTTCAGGAGGTCATCCACCTTTAACGAATACTTCTTCGCAAGGAACGCTGCGAAGCTCTCAAGACCCTTGATCTTGAAATCATAATCCGTCCACTTCATGAACTCCTCAAACATGAACTCCTCCTTCTGCTTGATGACCTTCTCCGGACTGATAAAGGAAACAACACAATACTTCTGCGTCGGGATCTCGGGGTCCTCATCGAGATAGTCAATCGGCCCGGACTCATCCATCTTAGGAAGCTCGGTGCGGGGCATTTACTTGTTCTTGCGACTTAGTAGTAAGTTCTTTCTCCGCAGAGTCATAAATGTACGATCCGCTCACCACCGCTTATCTGTTCTTTCTGCTCGTGCCCGGTGTCCTCGTGACTCTCCCTCCTGGTGCGTCAATCATGACAGCTGCTGCTGTTCATGCCATTCTGTTTTGGGCGGTGACTCAGTATCTTTCGTTGTATGTTCCTTGGTGGGGAATTTGGGTGTTTGGAGTTGGAGTTATCTCCTTCAAACTTTGGATGGCCCGCTCTGCAACAGTATAAAAAATTCTTCCTGCCCCCCTAACAAACAAATGGAGTCTAAGCCTAAGCCTACCTCGTCTGGTGTTGATGTTGCGGATATTGTTACTCGCCTTGTCAAGTATTTCCTTGAGGGTCTCGCGGTCGCCATCGCGGCCTTCGTTCTCCCGGGCAAGACTCTCAAGGTCGCCGAGGTTGGAATGATTGCCCTGGTTGCGACGGCCACGTTCGCTATCCTGGATATCTACGCGCCTAGCGTGGGTGCCTCTGCTCGCACGGGTGCCGGTTTCGGAATCGGTGCCAACCTGGTTGGGTTCCCACGGGTGTAAAAACCCTTGGGACGGGTCTAAGGACCCTTGGTACGTATTACGAGCTGTGGGGTTCGAACCCACGCGGATTTCTCCAACAGATCTTAAGACTGTCTCCTTAACCACTCGGACAAGCTCGTACTTTCTAAACAACAATAGACTTTAAGCCGCTTGACACGGAAACAGCCAGTGTCGTCATCAGTATGTTTCCATAATTCTGCTGAGTTAAATGAGTCATGCCGATTGCAAAGCCACACACTGGACTTGCGGTCGTTACGAGAGTTTGAATTACCTCTTCAATCGTGTGAGGAACACAGAACTTATTGTAGAAGGTAGCTGAGGCATAATGAACTGCGTAGTTCACAGCCACCGCCACCACCGACCGCACTGCGACTTCCATTTAGTGATATCACATACAGAATATGTAGATGGTATACCTAGTAAGGTTTAACGGAAAATGGATTACAATTCATCCCAAACCATTTGAACCTGAACGTATGACAACAGATGTAGCATGGTTACAGATCAAGGAAGGAATCACAGCAGCAGAAGCCTACCGCCGTTGGTTTGAGAATGCCCGTAGAATTTCTCGCCTCCTTCAACAATGATACCTGTCATCACTATTCTTGCGTTGACAATTCTCGCGTTTTTAGTGTGGAAGCTTTGGAAACCTTATGTCGCTCCACCTAAGCGCGAACTTCCAGTTGATCAGGCTCGGCTGTACTTTTTCCACACAGACTGGTGCGGCTTTTGTAAGAAGGCGATGCCCGAGTGGGAGAAGCTTGAGGCATTTGTGAATGAGCACTCAAAGTTTGGAAACACTGAACTGAAGCTTGTCGCAGTCAACGCTGAGAAGGATCGCGCTACTGCCACACTCTACGAGATTGATTCGTACCCTGTGGTCAAGCTTGAAACAAACAAGGGTCTGTATAGC